TTTGTTTGTTAAAACCACCTTTGAAGGGTATACGAATTAAAGGCATGTCACCTCGCAGTCACAGGGTTTGTTCCGTCCCCAACGAATGGATGTTCAGCAAATGCCATGTAAACATATGTCCTACCACTCCCATTAAAGTTTTCGTATGTTGAACGTGCCTTAAAACCATTTGCACAAAAATCAATACCACCTTGAGTTTCAGCTGCATTAGTTCTATTTGGAAATAAAGTTCCTAAATTTACACCTACTGGATTAAAAGGGTTCATTTTGTTATTATACATAACCCAGTTATTTGCATGAGTTGTGCATTTAATCATTAAAAATGATGGCTTAAAACCAGTATAAACAAACGCACCATCACTTGACCCGTTTCCCGTGTAGCTAGAAAGTTTTGAATAGCCTTCAACTTCATGAAAAACATACGCAACCATATTATCACTACCACCCCACCCGTGTGATGTAAATGTTGTACTTGTTGGAGCAGAACCAGCACTTTGAGCTGAAAAAGTATCAGATGTGTTTAATTTTCCATAATCGTAACTACCATCAACAGCAGTAGTATAAAACCACCAATCACTAGCTGAATTCAACCTTTTTTGTATCACAATTTTTGGTGTGCTAGATAATCCATGTCCAACTGTGCTTTGCCCTCCATCACCTGTCCATTGGACAATAGAAAATCCAGCAGTGGTATTCGCCTGAACAGTTGAGCTAATTGAACCATTAGAATTACTTGCAGTAGTTCCTCCGTTTGCTACCCAGTTCCAGCTTACATAAGATTCACCACTTGTATTAATTGACACATCATCTTCAATTTGTTGACCACCTTTTAAAAACTTTTGCAGACCATCAGTTGTTGTACTTTCGGCACCAGTTGTATTAGAATGTAAATCCTTTTGTCTGCCTCTTGAACTATCATATAACTGGTGATTGTCAGTACTATCCCTATTCTTCATCCACACCAATCCACTCACCCCTTTTGCAGTCTCTGGCAAGTTGTCTTGTTGTAAAGCCACAAAGCCAGTTGGTGGTGTGTAGTTCCAAGACTTTTGACCAAAGTTAGGAGTGTAACGTAAATCAGCAACAGTTGTTGAATTTTTAAATAAGGGAAAATAAGTTTGATCATCAACTAAAGGTTGTGCAGAACCAACAATGCTATTGTTTTTATAATAACTTATTTCATTATCGTCTAAATTTAATGCGATACTAATAACATCACCTGCTGTGAAAGTCGTGGAACTGCTAACATTAGTACCATTGTGAAAATAATAGCCACGACTATCTATGTAACTTGAAAATGGACTGGTTGTACTCCCTGGGTCAGAATTTAATCTAGACCACTCAGCAACTCCTACACCAGTCGCATAACCATTGGCAGATGAACCAGTGCCTGATAATGTTACTTCCCAATAATACTTACCTGAACTTGCACCAAGTGTGCCTAAAACATTTCCAGGATATGCATTGTTCATTTCTACATTAAGATTTCCTTCAGCAAAGGTCATGGACGAGTTAGAAGCTGTATTCATATCAATGATCGCATGATTCTGGGTAGGACTATCGGTGGTCTGGTCTCCAGCTACAAGACCTGAATTACTAAAATCATTCTCATTTCCACTGGTGTCGTCTCCAAGTGCACTTGACGATCCAAACTGTAATCTGAATCCATTGGTGCCGTAAGTGATGCCTGTTAATGCTTTGGGTATCCATCTGCCAGTTGATGTGTCCGTAAGTCCAAATGTGTCAGGTGTTAATGCTGAACCATCAACTTGATTAAATTCTGCAAGGTAACCATCAAAATCATAAGCACCACCAGTTGTGCTGCCTAGTCTAAATGTCGCTGAACTATAATTAAACTGAGTAGTGTCAGCAGAACCAGCATTTGTTTGTGATGAAAATGAAGTAATTCTATCTCCATCAACATAAAGTTTAACTCTATCGGCTGCTGTACTATCGTTAGTATTTACAGATAACATGATATGATACCATTTACTGGTATCTTCAAATGTTCTATTTGTTACATATAAATGACTAGAACCACTTCCAATTCTTGTGGCTATTGTATTATTTGTGTTAAATCTAATATACCCATCATTAGTTGATGAGCCATCATATGAAGTAAAAATATAATGAATGTTACCTGAATTAACATTTGCCCTTTTAACCCAAAATGAAATTGTTACTCTCGTCCTATCTCCAGCATCATTTGTCCTTGATAAATAAGCATTGTCAGCATCATTAAATATAACACTATTAGCAATCGTTCCATTATCTGTAAAAGGTACGAAACGTCCGACACGTTGCCCCCCGCCATTGCCTTCATACGTAGAAACGAAGAACTGTGTTTCGCCATTTGGTATTGTTGGTGTTGGCATGTTATTAACTCCCTAAATTAGTTGTATTGACTGCGACATACCCTGTTGGTGGGGTATAGGTAAATCCATTTGCACCCATATTAAATATTAATTTTGAACTGCTTGGTGAAGTATAAAGACTTGCACCTGGACCCAAAGGAGCACTTCCAGTATATGTTGCAAAGTGATTACCAGAATTTAATGCACTATTATTTTCATAAAAATAAAGTCTTTTGGTAGAACCATCATAAGCAACTCCATACACAGCACTAGCAGTAAATCCACCAGACCACGTTGGACTACCATTAGCTGTCCAATTAGCACCAGCATAAATATTTGAAGTAAATGTACTATATCCTAAACCATAGCCATCACCACCACCATTCAAAGTTGCACTTGCTGGGTTATTTGGATTATCTACACCTCCTATACCTAACATATTAACTGAACTACTGTTATCAGATGCAAGATATGTTATTTCCCAATAATATTTATTTGTATCACTTGGTAATATACCCATTGTTGGTAATACAAGTCTGTGAGTAGATTGTAAATTTGGTGGTGCGACTTCTAAATTACCATTTGTATAAGTACATCCATTATTTAACAATGGGTTCATCACACACCAGTTAGTTGTTGGTGAGTCAGACATCTGGTCGTTTGATGCAAGTCCACTTGTTGTGTAATCATTGCCTTGACCTGATTCATCATCTCCTAAATCAGAGCTATCTCTGCCATCAATTTTAAATCCATTTGTTCCATAACTGCCAGTGTATTCTTTTGGTATCCAGATTCCTTCACTTGTCGTTTCGCCAAAGAAACTAGGGTCATAAGCTAAACCATCTAAATAATGTATTTCAGCCATATAACCATCAATTCGTGTGCTGGAATTACCACCTCTACTGCCAATGTAATGTACATCTGCACTCTTTCCTACATGACCTTCAGCACTTTGTGATGGATATGTTTCAGTAGCAAAGTCAGTTACTCTTTGACCA